CAACTGGTAATTCTACTGGTGGCGGAGACAACGCAATTTACCCACATTGGAATATGCAAGAAGGCAAGGAAGCGGTAGTACGTTTCTTACCAGACGGTAATGCTGACAACACATTCTTTTGGGTAGAACGTGCGATGATCAAATTACCTTTCGCAGGTATCAAAGGCGAATCAGACAACCGTAACGTAATTGTACAGGTTCCTTGTGTGGAAATGTATAATGACGGAACAGCGTGTCCGATCCTTTCAGAAGTTCGTCCTTGGTTTAAGGACAAGTCATTGGAAGACATGGGTCGTAAGTATTGGAAGAAGCGTTCATACATCTTCCAAGGCTTTGTGGCAGATGATCCTCTGAACGAAGAATCAACTCCAGAAAATCCAATTAGACGCTTTATCATTGGTCCACAAATTTTCCAAATCATTAAGGGTGCATTAATGGATCCTGAGTTGGAAGAACTGCCAACTGATTACATGCGTGGTGTTGACTTCCGCATTAAGAAAACATCCAAGGGTGGTTATGCTGATTATTCAACTTCACAATGGTCACGCAGAGAGCGTGCTTTGAGTGATACTGAAAAGGCAGCAGTTGACTCACACGGGTTGTTTAACTTAAACGACTTCCTTCCTAAGAAACCTACAGAAGTAGAACTTAAGGTAATGAAGGAAATGTTTGAAGCATCTGTGGATGGCGAAGCATATGACATGGACAGATGGGGTCAATACTTCCGTCCAGCGGGCATGAGCCAAGCAACTGGTGATCCTAACAAGGCATCAACACCAGCGGCAGCACCACAAGCGGCTCCAGCACCCGAGGCAGCACCTGCTCCAGTAGCAGAGGCAGCACCAGCGGCTGAGACAACTGAAGCACCTAAAGAAGGTGGCGACAGTGCAAACAGAGCTCAGGACATCCTAGCGATGATCCGCAACCGTCAACAGTAAAAAGTTTGTGTGTGAGTTCCGGCAAAAATCTCCATTCGGTAACCAGCGAGATCTCACACACTTCTTAACAAAGGAAAGGTAATTATGGCGAAAGCATTTGATATTTCTAAATTTAGAAAGACACTAACCAAGAGCATTGACGGGTTAGGAGTTGGATTTAATGATCCTACTGATTGGGTTTCTACAGGAAATCTTGCTCTAAACTATTTGATAAGTGGTGACTTCCACAAGGGTGTTCCACTGGGTAAGGTTACCGTGTTCGCGGGTGAATCCGGTTCGGGTAAATCTTATTTTTGTTCAGCAAACATTGTAAAGGCAGCACAGGAACAGGGCATCTTCGTAGTCCTAATTGACTCAGAGAACGCACTTGATGAAAAATGGTTGCAGGCATTGAATGTTGACACTTCAGAAGAAAAACTACTTAAACTTAACATGTCAATGATTGATGACGTTGCTAAGACTGTATCCGAATTTATGAAGGAATACAGAGACATGGCAGAAGAAGAACGCCCTAAGGTGTTATTCGTTATTGACTCGTTAGGTATGTTACTAACACCAACTGATGTTGATCAATTCCAGAAGGGTGACATGAAGGGTGATATGGGTCGTAAGCCTAAGGCACTAACAGCACTTGTTCGTAACACGGTTAACATGATTGGTAGTTACAACGTAGGTATGGTATGTACTAACCACACGTATGCATCACAGGATATGTTTGATCCAGATGACAAGATTAGTGGAGGACAAGGCTTTATCTATGCTTCATCAATTGTGGTTGCTATGCGTAAACTAAAACTAAAAGAAGATGAAGATGGAAACAAGGTAACGGATGTGCGTGGTATCAGAGCCGCTTGTAAGGTTATGAAGACACGTTACGCGAAACCTTTTGAATCAGTTCAAGTTAAGATTCCATATGAAACAGGAATGGATCCTTACAGTGGACTCGTAGATCTTTTTGAAGCAAAAGGTTTACTTAAAAAAGAAGGCAATAGACTTAAATACACTGACCTTAACGGAGAGGCTCATCTGGAATACAGAAAAGCGTGGGTCGGTGAGAAGTTGGACATGATCATTAATGATATTGCCAACAAGCCTGACATTGCAGATGCAGAAGAAACCGTTGAGGAGGAAGTTGAATCTGTAAATGGAGAATAAGAATATGAACTCTAACATGTTAGCGGACATATGGAACGTCCTAAGTGATAAGATTGCAGAAAAGGACAAGGCAGATGCGGCTCAGGAATACGTCAATACTCTACTCGATTACGACATTCCTGAGTCAATGCTGGAAGGTATGCTAGGCATTGATACCTATCTAGACACTGCACTTGAGTATGCACTGGAAGACGAACCATCCGAGGACGAAGACGACGAATGGAATTAACATGACCAATTGGTACGACAAGGTTTCTAAGGATGTAGCAAATATTCCTGCGGCTGTCGATTATTATGAAAAAGAACTAATCGAAGCAAAAAAAGAAACTAACATAACCGGAAGGATTGAGCGTGCATCAGCAATCATGCCGGCAATTGTTGAAACCCGTTTTGGACAATTGCAGGAAATTGAAGCAATTTTGGAATACCTAAACATCGAACTAAGACGCTTGAGAGCAAGCCATTTTAGAAAATACGTTGAAAACTATCAGCGACAATTAAGTTCCAGAGATGCTGAAAAATTTGTCGACGGTGAAGCAGACGTTGTTGATTTTGAAAAGATCATTAATGAATTTGCATTGCTACGCAACAAGTGGTTAGGAATTATCAAGGGTCTTGACATCAAGCAATGGCAGTT